TGACTGGTCTTACGAACACGGTCACGGCTATTTACGATGGCACGAATCCCTCAATAGTAAAGACCATTCAAACCGATGTAACGGATCTAGAAAGCCAGGTCTTTGATGGCAGTGGTAATGCACGTCTAGCAACCACAAGCGCATTGGCGGGACTGACGAATTCTGTTGAGGCTATTTACGACGGCACTAACGACAGCATCATTAAAACAATCCAGGGCGATATTACGCAGCTCGATACTGAGGTCTTCAATACTGATGGCACGTCTAGATTAGCCACCGCGAGTGGGCTGCAATCACTGACGAATTCCGTGGAAGCGATTTACAACCCAAATGACGCAAGCGCATCGACTCAGGTGAAAAGCTTGTCGGAATCAGTGACCGCTCTGAACAATGCGATGTTCGATTCTAGTAACAACGTCAAACTTGCCGAGGCTGGCGCTGTTTCGCTGTTGCAGACAGAAGTCTGGGGAGACGGCGTTACTCCAGGCGGTGCCGTGTCTTCTCGCATCGATTCGTTGGACACGATGATAAATCATCCGACGACCGGCTTTACGTCTATCTCAACGGTCGTAAACCTGCTCGAAGCAGAAACATTTCCAGACGGCAGCACAAGCGCTTCAGCCATTGATAATCTCAAATCTGAAATAAGGGATGAGGATGGCGCGTTGAAGTTTGCTACTGCTGCTGCGTTGAGCGAATTACAGACAGAGGTATTTGCAGATGGAACCGCGTCTGCGTCACGAATAGATAGTCTGTTTACCGAGGTTTTTACAGCTGGTGGCGACAGCAAGCTTGCTTCTGCTGAACAGTTTAATGACGTAGATTTAAAGGTGTTTCCAAATGGACATAGCCAGACATCGTCAATCGACAGCCTGGCATCAGAGGTTTTTGTCAACGGAGCCATTGGAGGCGTTTCTCGTCTAGCTACTGTAAACGCGCTAAACACCATACAAACGGAAGTGTTTCCGGATGGCACCAGTCAGGCAAGTCGGTTAAACCAGCTAAGCAGTGCTATTTGGACGGACGGTGATCCATCGAAGGCAGCTATCGTCGCGTCAGCTGATGCACTGCAAGTCATTCAAACAGAGGTGTTTCCAAACGGGACTTCAAGTGCATCAAAGATAGATACCTTGCAAGTAACTGTCGAAGGCGCGGATGGTACTGGTGGAATCAAAAACTCTATCGAGGTCGCGCAAAACGCAATCGGTGATTCTACGCAAGGACTCTCAAGCCAGTATTCGGTGAAACTCGATACGAACGGCTATGTAAGTGGTTTCGGTCTTAGCAACACGTCCAATGGGGCAACGCCAACTAGCGCCTTCGTGGTGACGGCTGACAAATTTGCAATCGTCAATCCGCTTATCGCAGGGAACGCGACAAACACCCCTGCCAACAATGAGAATTCTGTAGTTCCTTTCACAGTGGTAGCAAGCAGTGAAACTGTCAATGGACAGGTGGTTCCGCGAGGCGTGTACATGGATGGCGCGTTTATCAAGAACGGCACCATTACATCAGCAACGATTGGTCAAGCAACGATTGACAACGTGCATGTCACTGCATCTCTTGACGCCAGCAAGATCGTAACGGGACAGCTCGATACGAGCCTCATCAACCTCGACGGGTCAACCATTACGAGCGTCGATGGCACCATTCAGATTGCCTCGCTAGCGGTTAATACAGGGCATATTGCTAATCTTGCCGTTGACACGGTTAAGATCGCGGACCAGGCGGTTACGATCCCGATCTCGGCGTTAACGACAGGGGATTATTCGGCTCAGACAAATGGGTGGCACACAGTTCAGACGATAACTCATGCAGCGACCGGGGCTCCGATAGAGCTGTTTGTCAGCTTGATTATTCGGGAAGACCCGTCTGTGTACCAACCCGGAAGGAGAGCGAAGGTTGGCATTTTTAGAGGGAATAGCGGAACTCCGATGTATGAAACGAAAAGGATGTTGATAGACGGGTTCGGAAAGCCTGTCACGTTTGGTTATAGCGACTCCCCTTCGGCAGGAACCTATATCTACAAGGTCAAGGTTATGCCGTGGTGGTATACCAGCACCACCCCCAAAATTATCGTTTCTGACCGATATTTCAGAACGCTGGAAACGAAGAAATGAAGTCGTTCATTGTTTACGCCCAGGATGGAACCATATTACGGACAGGCTCTTGTCCCGATGCAATGTTTGATCTGCAAAAGGATGAAGACGAATTGATCATGGAAGGCGTCGCAGACGATGCGTCCGACATGATTCAAGACGGAAAAATCGTTCAGAAACCAGCCCCAAGTGATACTGTCAAAAACGATGCTGCAATATTGGAATTGCGGCTACGTCGAGATTTGATGCTGGCGGATACCGATTGGACCCAGCTGCCAGATTCGCCGTTGTCGGATAGCGCTAAAAACGAATGGCAGGAGTACCGGGAAAAACTGAGGAATTTGCCGTCAGAAAACGAGGATATCCTGGATATCGCTGACGTTTCATTTCCTGCACCGCCAGCATAAATTGGTGAAAAAATCGACTTCTATTAGTAATATAGGCACATAAATCCGGTCAAATATCGGGTTTCACTTCACAAAGGGCATGGTCCGGGTTCTGACCCGCATAGAAGATCTAAGCCCTCACCTCACGGATCGATTCTAAATAGGACGCTGAATGGCGATTGTCATCCGGGAACCTCGTAGTGAGGATTTTCCCGAGATCAACGCGCTAGGCAGTTGGCTCAAAGACAACAGTAGTTATGCCGGATGTGGTTGGTCAGAGACCAAGATTGCAATTTTCATCCTCCAGGCTGCTGATTCTGAGTCGAATGTTTACATGCGAGTAGTGGAAAAGGACGGACTAGTGATCGGTGTGTTTCTTGGACATGTGATCGAATATTTCTTCTCCGAAGAGAAGCTCGGACAAGAGCTGGTCCTGCTGTTCAAACCGGCACATCGACAAGGGATTTTGAAGACAGTGATTCGGCTACTAAATGGATTCACTGATTTCGCGAAAGAACGCGGAGCTAAAGAGGTTTGCGCTGGCATCACCACCGGTATCGCTGGCGACAATTACAAAAAACTACTCAATCGCCTGGGATTCAAGGACTCAGGCGTCATCATGAAAAGGATTATTTGACATGTGTTTTGGAGGTGGTGGTTCAGATCCAGAGGAACGGAAATCTCGATTAGCACTGATGGAGCAAGCATCGACTATGCTTCAGCAATACGGCGATTTGTTTGTTCCGATAGAAAATCAGTACATCGAGAATGTGCAAAACACATTTGACGACTCGAATTATAACCGGGCTATGGCAGGTGGCTCTCTCGCAGCCGCTGAGGCTTACGAACCTGGGATCAGAGACCAACGACGAGGTGCGTTCAATCGTGGTTTTGATCCAGCTTCTGGCGCGTTTATGGCTGAGTCCGAGGCTCTTCAAGGTGCTAAGGCGCGAGGCATGGGAATGGCAGCTGCAGATCGCGGCATTACCAACACAGATATGGGATATGCCGGGCTCCAGAACATTGTTCGTATGGGTCAAGGAATACAAACAGATGCCTTCCAAGGTCAGATGGATGTTGCAGCGTCAGCAGCCGACCGGATACGAGGACAAGCTGAATCCGACTTAAGACGGTCGAGTACTCTTCAGGGCTTGGCGGGAACGGTGACTGGCGCTGCGGCTGGCATAGGATTAAACGCATGAGTCAGCGCGAACTCGAAATGTTTGTTCAAAACCTGAATCCGGAAACGAGAAATCAGGTTATGTCGTTCTACGGCATGAATTCAGCTGTGTATTCGGACAACCCCTATGCGGCGATCAATCCTGGTCGATATCGGGGTGTTGATCGGAAACATTTTCCCGGAGACCAACTCTATGCTGACCTGATCCGCGCACAGACGCAGGACTATTTGAATAGATTTGCGCCTGTAGAAAGCGATTTATTAAGTCGCATTACGCCAACTGGAACTACATCACTTGGCGCTGATTTGGTCAGAACACGAGGAGCCGTACTGGACGCGGGTGCAAATGTTCAGGGGCAACAGAACAGAGATTACGAGCGTTTAGGTATCGCTGGTAACAGTGCAATTGGTAGCGGCAATGACACCGTTGGAGCCCTCACAGGTGCGTTGAATGATACCCGGATGCGTGACACAGACCGAATGATGCGGCTTGTCACTGGTATTGGTGGGGCTGTGTCTCAAAGGGCAAGAGGATCGCTGACATGAGTTTGATTGCTAGAGGTCAGGGTCTTCGTAAGCTTGCGACTAGCGGGTTTCGAAGAGCCAGCGAAATTGAGGCGCAAGACGTTCGACAAGCACAAGCTTTGGAAGCCACAAAAGAGGCACAAGAAGCGCAAACCTACGGAACTGGTGCTGGCATCGGAGCGATGTACGGGATCAAGAATCTTCCCGCCTCGTCAGGCGGTACGACGACGCTGATTAACCAACCAATCAGTTATGAGCCAACCAACATGATTCAAGGCGCTGAAAATCAATTGCGCCAAGTCATCCCCTCGCCAGGTGCATCTGGAAGTAATTATTCACCAGTTGAAGCTGTTAACACCATTGCAGCAGAGACTTCTCTGGGAGCCTCTCCGGTGGTTCCTGTTACGCCAGAGGTAGGAACAGCACTTACTGAAGGCGCTACCGTAGCTGGATCTAGTGGGGCTGGAGGTGCAGCTGCTGGTAGTTCATCAGCCGGGGGATCTGGACTTATGTCAAACATAGGCAGTATTGCCGCACCTGTTGCTATCGGCTTGGGCGTTGCCTTCCTCCTTAACAAACTTTTCGACTAGGTGATTTATGTCATTTGCAGACGGCTTTACTAAGGGGTTTGGTCTTGTCTCCGACGCTTTCAACGATAAGCGAGCAGCAGAGTTAAGAGAGCAAGACTTAGGTCTCCGAAGGCAGATGCAAGCGGAGGATCGAAAGTTCCGCCAAGACCAAATTACACAACAAGCCAAGGATCGCGCACAGGCACGTGAGGATCGCGCAGAAGAAAGAAGACTTGCGGCAGAAGACAGAAGACTTACGGCAGAGTATCGAATCAAGTCTCTTGCAGCTCAACGAGGTGATGCAGCTGCACAACAGAATATAGACAGACTTAGGGCAGAAAACCAAAACTTAGAGCTTCAACTAAAACAACAGGGTCTCGACGCAACGAAAGAGGCTCGTGAAAAGGATAAAAGGACTGAGGATCAAGCCTTCGCTGCTCAAGATCTCTACGTTCTGAATGAAGCCATCGACGCTGGCACACTAGATATAGAAGACCCTGCCGTACAAAAACGCTTCAACGACGCCTATGCAGTCCTCAAAGGCACTAATCTGGATCCGGCAAACTCAGGAGATCCGACAGAGTTTATCAAAGCCGAAAATTTTGGGCGTGAACTCCAAAACCTACGAGCTGGTAGACCGGTTGTCGAAGAACACTTTTTAGCAGCGTTTAATCAGCTTGTAGATAAAGCAACCAAAAAGGGTGCGGTAATTGATGAGACAGCTATTTATGCGCCCAAAAGATATCAGGACGGTAATTGGAAAATCGTAGACCGAAAAGCGGTGTCAATGCAAAGGGCTTCAAACGAGGGGCTTTTTTTTACGGGCGAAGTCGAAGTCACGATAGAAGACGGTAAAGGTAATCAAGCAGTTTATATCGCCCCGATGACAGAAGGACAAAAGCTTTCTGGCAATCAAGTCCTGATAGATGGCAATGAGCTAGTACAAGGATATGCGGGACACATGTACTACACGCGGGAAGGTCAGAGGAATTACCCGGCAATGCTTCTAGCACGAAAGCGTAGGTTTGGACAAGGTTGGGAAATTGAGTCTAGAGAGGCAGAAAAAGAAGCACGAGCGAGGATTACATCATTTATCGAAGGGGGTGCAAAAGATGCGATGTCTCCGTATGGAATGACTTGGGGAAAAGTTTTGAACACTCCAAGAATAATGAAGACTCTGGTTGAGCAAGCTGCTCATTTCGACAGGGAGCCCGAAGACATAGGCAAGGTAAGGGTTCAAGAACTCCTAGACATGGTGAAAGAATCTCGACCGTACCAAAATATTACGCGGGAGCTAAAAAGGGATCTAACTAGACGAGAGATGTTAGAGCTTGCAAGCTTCCTTGATAACGACAGCAGAGGTCGTGTGGTAATAGAGGACGGTTACGGAGATCTTTTCAACGAATTTCGACGGGGGTTGTTTAATCAAGATACAGCAAGACGAGCGCTATCTGCACCTAGAATGAGAGTAAATACGCTGGGTCTTCCATCTACAGGCTCAAACTAGTGCCTCTTTACCTTAACGCTAACAATCGCGTTCAGACTTCTAGTCAGAGAAATCTTGCGGTAGAAGACGACCGTTATGAATTCACAAAAGGTCTTAGCGCTGGCATAGATCAAACACAAGCGCTGGGCGGTGGACTGCTTGCTCTTGCTGGGTCTGCGTTTGGAAATGATGATCTGTTTTATCAAGGGCTCGATTACTACAACGAGCAAATGGAGGAAGCTGGCGAGAGCCAAGCTGATGTTGGTCGTCTAGAGGACATTGATGGGTTTGATGACTTCATATCGTATGCCTTGTACACGGCGGGTAATGCTATTCCTAGCCTTGCAACAGCGGTTGCAGGAGGTGGCATAGGCGGTGTAGTTGCAAAGTCTGCAGCAAAGAAAGCCATTCAGGCGAAGGCAAAAGATTACGCAAAAAATGTTGTTACTAGTCGAGCGCAGGATTCTTTTCGAAAAAGAGTGGCTGACGACTACACGGCGGCTGCGTTAGCAAAATCGGGAAGGATAGGAGCAGGAGCTGGTGCGTACCTGACGAGTGCAGGTATGGGTGCCGGGGAAAGCTTCACCAGAATTCTCGAAGAGGAGAGAGAAGAAGCACCTGGTGTAGCTTTAATTACCGGGATTGCGAGTGGTGGGCTAGATGCACTCGCTCCGATGCGAGCGCTCAAGCGCATATTTCCTGGTCGCCAGTATCAATCTGTTGCTGCGGATATGGCGGGTAAATCTGCCGACAAACCGCCAATGTGGTCTAGAGTCCTTTTGGAAGCGGCTAAAACTGCAGGAATAGAGGGAGTTACCGAGGGGATGCAGGAGATTGTCCAGAATGTCGCCCTTGAGTACGTTGAAGAGAACCACTCAGACTTGATGGGTGCTTTCGAGGAAGCCCTAACAGACGAATCTAAATACTCAGGTTACCTCAATGCTATGGCAGCTGGGGTAATAGGTGGCACTCTGTTTGGCGGCGTCACTAGCGTAGTGACGAAAGATCCTGTTGAACAAACAAGCCGAATTAGCAAAGAAGATATTGCCGCTGAAAACCTTAAAGCCGAAGAAGATATTGCCGCTGAAAAATTCACAGAATTGGTCAAGACTGCTAAGGAAGAGCTTAAAGCAGAAGACTCTCCTCGACCTCAAGAGGAACCTGAACTAGATCCTGATCTAGAGGAACGTAAACTGGCTGCACTGGGCATGCGGTCAAAAGGTCCGGTTTTCAAACCGGTTAGAGGTCGAGTCCCTGAAGGTCCGGAAGGTTCATCTGTCAGAGACAGGCTTGCTTCAGAGTTGTATGGACCCCTGTTCGACCAAATTGAAGCTCGCCGGAAAGTAAAAGATATTCTCAAAAGAGAAGAAGCGGCATCCAATCAGCCTGTCCCTGGAGAAGCAGATCCTGTCACACAGGAAGAAGCCGCCCCTCAAGCACAAACTCCCCTTCAGAATATTGTGGGTAGAGATGTAACTTATTTGGGTGCCCGAGGAATTCTTGCAGAAAAAGATGATGGCTTCTATGTCGTTACAGACAACGAGGACATCTTCATTGAGTCAGGCGAATCGCAGTCAGCGGAGGCATTGGGCGTTGAAGTTACTGACGATCCCGTCGTTTTTGAAAACGATGTGGAATTTGATTACTCAACCTCGAAACTAACCTTTCGAGGCAAGGGGTATACCTATCTTCGCACCAATGCTAACGAGAAAGGTGACACCGTATCGGTTCAGGTAGTTGATGAAGATGGTAATCAGAGGACTATTCGCACTCCTGAAGTTGTCTCAAGAATTGAGCGAATTAAATCCGAATCTGAGCTTGAGGCTCAAACTCTTGATTTGGAAGATTTGCCTGGTTCTATTCAAGAAGAGATAGCTGACGAGGCTGAGGCTAATGATCAGCCAATCCCTGATGAAATTCCGGTCGAGTCTGCGCTTGAGAAGGCAATGCAGCTAGAAGGATATGAACGTGAAGTTGCCTTATCTCAGATAGATCAGGCAATCCTCCAAAGTATTACGTTTAAGCAAGATGCATTGGAGATTCAACGCCCTACCCAGCCGCAAGGTTACAGATTTAGAAACGATCCGCCGATTGATCGCTCTCAAGAGTTGTCTCCCTACTCCCTTATGGAAGCGGTCAATATTGCTATTGGTTTTAACAACCAGAACCGTAATACAACATTTCCAGGAACTAGTGACGAATACGTAAAGCCAAATATTACTTTCGCCCAAATAGCAAACTTAACTGGGGTAACAATTAAAACCCCTACCTTACAAACGAAACCTTTTAATTTTGGATATGCACCTAATCCAAATAGTAACAAGCTTTCTTTAGCGATCATTGATTTGCTGTCTATGGGATTGCCTCAATCCTGGCTAAATTCGGTTGATGGATTCGGTTACTTTAATCCGGGGAAATCCACGCTAGGCGGGTTCTTTGCTACGGACGCCTCCAAGCAAGGTTATGTCGGCGTATCAACAAATTACATCAAGAGCAGGACAGAACAAACCGGTTTACTTAGACACACGCTCGCTCACGAAATTGCTCACGCGGCTGATAATCGCTTCAACATATCAGCACGTCTTCCCGGATTTTCCGTTTCCTCTGTAGAGCAAAATGCTGATGGTGATCTAATCGCTGAGACCGGAGAAATTGTTGCAGAACTTTATAAGTTATACACAAGCGGAACTGATTTTGGTCTAGAGTTTTCGTATCCTTTTAAATACCTAAACGATCCTTCCCTATTGTCTAGGGTGGACCAGGATGAATCATTTACGAGATTAGAGTTTCTAAGAACCGAAATTTTCGCTCAAGCTTTTGCAACCTTTATTTACAGTCCTGCTAAACTCAAAAGTGAAGCCCCTCAAACTTATGCAGCAATCTTGGGGTTAATTAGAGATCCCGAGGTTTCGGCTCTTAACACGGAAGCGGAGATAACAGATGGTCAAGATCAAAGTGCAGAAGTCGAAGACGGGGATTCTGGAAGAATACTCCCTCAAATTCGGGCACCCGCCAGCCCCGGAAGAGATGAGGGACTTGGGGCACCTGGAAGTAGAGAAGAAAGCCAAGGTAGCCCTGAGACGGAACAAGCCGGTGAAGGCGTGGTTGGAGCGATCTCAGACAATGACGGGGACGCCGATGGATCGGTTGTACGGAGTGAACCCAGCGAACGTCGAGATAATTTAATCTATGTAGACAGTGTTCAGCCTATCGCGAAAGTAGATGAGCTGCCTGTCCCCTCACAGCAAGTTACAGCCTCTGGCATTCTGTACAGGGGTGAAGCCCCTCTTGAGGTCGATGGAGAACCGACTGTCAGGAAAATTGCTGAAGTTTTTGACCGCCGCGTTGCCGAAGCATATCCAGACCGAGACCTCAAAGAGCAGAACGAAGAAAACGCCGACATAGTTTCAGATCTTATTGCCCATGAAGCTCTTCAAGCGTTAAACGAAGAGGGCAACGCAGGACAGTGGTATCAGGAAAAAGTAGCCAACGCTATGAGTTTGGCTGCACAAAAATTTCCTGAACTCGATACAGATCCAAATGCAAAGTTTGCTTTTACTGCAATCATGGCAATCACCAGTAATGGTGCATCTGTTTCTGAAAACTCAGTAAACGTCTTTTCTATCTATGAACAATATCGTGAATCAAAGACATTCCCCGACTTTGGGGTAGGCAAAGAAGCTCAAGCGATGAAGAAGTCTTTTATGCTTCTTAACGACTTGATTGAAGCTGACGGCATTGATTCTGTTCGAGAATTCATGGACGAAGATGTAACGGTTAAGAGTCTAAAAGACGATTTTGGACTTACGGTATCCGGCGAACTAATGGGGACACAGTTAAAAGGTTCCGCCATCTTGGGACCAAAGATAGGCGGTGGATTCTATCAAAACTTAAATGGCAACTTTGATCCGTTAACAATGGATCGATGGTTTATGAGGACTTATGGGCGGCTCACTGGCTCTCTTATGAGCGAAGCCACTAGAAAGCTCCCCGCGCAAATAGACAAGTTCAGAGAAGTCGCCTTGAGCGATGATTATCGGAAAAAACTAAAACGAGATGGTATTAGTAGGATGCAGCTCCGCAAGGATGATGATTACCTTATAGAGTATGCGACCAAAGTTCAGTCGGCTTATGCCCAGGGCGGGTTCAAAATCAAGAACACGCTTAATAAAGCATCAAACACGTTAATAAATTCTCAGAGCGAGAAACAAGCACCTCAAAACGGAACTGAACGGCAATACATACGAAAGGTAATGCAGCTTGCCCTAGATAAGGTCAACGTATTCAACAGTAACGATCCTATTAACATGGGCGCTTTACAGGCTATCATATGGTATCCAGAGAAAGAGCTGTACAAGCTGCATGGAGTAGGCAACGCCAAATCGGAGCCAACAGACTATGAAACAGAATTCAGAAAAATCATCGAGGGTGAAGAAACAGGACCGACAGTATCTGGACCAATCCGATTTGCATCAGAACCAGGACCAGACGTTGTTCAACGAACAACTGGCGAATCTGACGCCAACCCAGAGCAAACTGATCGCGCAGAAGTTCAAGAACCGTCACAAGAAGTAGCCGATGAAAATGTCCAGCCCAGTGTAGAGCCGGATGTAGAAAACCAGTCAGTCGATCTTAACGCGCAGATCCGAGAAGAAAATAAACCTATCTTCGAGCGGGTCAAGAAGGCATTTCGCCGCTATCTCGCCCCAGAGGGCTTACTACCCAAATCAATCTTCGAAGAGAAGATCAAACGAGACTCAGAACTTGGTGCGGTAGAGATCGATATCCGTCGATTAGTAGCTCAATACGATGAGGCAGTGCAGACCGTATACAACCGTGAGCTGGATGATGCGGAGCAGAAGTCCTTACAAGAGGCGCTGACGACTAACTTCTCAGAAATTGATTCCTTGGGACTGGACCCAGAAATTAAGAAGGCAATCATTGGAATGCGTCGTTATCTCGACAACATGTCTATCGATTATGCCCAGGTTCTATTTAATGAAGCCAAAGCGCTAGCCGATCAGGGCAGAGACGCGAAGGCATCCGCTAAAATTGACCTACTGAATACGATTGCTGCCAACGTAGGCAGTTACGCGAACCGATCTTACCAAGCCTTTGACGATCCTAAATGGGCTAATAAGGTTCCAGACAGTGTTTTAGATGATGCTCGCGCTTATCTTCAAGAGCGTGGGGCGACTAACGTCGAGAACGTACTAAACAACATCCTCAAAGAAGGCACGGCGTTTGACTCGATGGAAGCTTTTGTCCGCGAATCAAAATTAGGCGCGAAAGATCTAAGCATCCTCAAGCAACGAAAAGACATAGCCCCAGAAATTAGGGCTTTACTCGGTGAGTATGTTGACCCACGAATAAACTTCGGAAAGTCCGCAACTAAGATGTCTCGGCTGCTATTCAATGACCGATTCCTGAAGCGAGTCAAAGACATCGGCATGGACACCTTCTTCTACGATGCAGAGAACGCACCACCAGAAGCGTATGTCACGTTCGCTGCCGAATCATCTGATGTAATGGCACCACTAAACGGACTAAAGACAACGCCTGAGATTGCTCAAGCATTCCAAGACGCTCTGGGTAAAGAGCAGATGGAAGACTGGTATCGGTACATTGTTCAAGCCAACGGTATTATCAAGTACGGAAAGACCGTCATTGCTCCGACAACACTGGCAAGAAACTACTTGTCTGCTTACATGTTTACGCTGGCGAATGGTCACTTCAATGTAGGCAAAATTGGCAAATCTTTCGATAGCATGGAAGCCTACTTCAAAGGCACTGGTAATCAGGTCGAATACCTGAGAAGGCTCAAGGAACTAGGCGTTGTATACGACACCCCCTATGCGGGTGAGATGATGGCGCTACTCGATGACGCTAAGCAGGACTTCTTCGGAAACGATAAGAGCAAAGCCTATCGTTTTGCCAAAACCATTACGGGTAACGCCACCAAGCTTTACCAGTACGGCGATGATCTGTGGAAGATCGTTGGATTTGAGAACGAGATCGATATCCTGATGGATGCCAAGGGTATCACCCGTGAAGAGGCAGAGCCTCTTGCAGCCAAGCGTGTTAGAGACACTTACCCGACTTACTCGCTAGTGGGTAGAGGCGTACAGAAGCTTCGCAGATTCCCTCTGGCTGGTACGTTTGTATCGTTCCCTGCGGAAATCATTCGAACATCATTCAATATGATTAAGTATTTGCGCGAAGACATGAAAGATCCAGACATGAGGGGAACAGTGCCCCGTCGAGTAGCGGGTCTTTCGATGGTTTCTGCTGGTGTCTACGCACTACAGGAAGCTCTCATGAACATGATCGATGTTGATGAGGAAGAGGAAGAGGCGGTACGCATCCTTGGTCCTAAGTGGAGTGAAAACTCTAACCTGGCATTTATTGGTCGCCAGAACGGTCAGCTTCAGTATGTAGATATGTCTGCGTTTGACCCATACAACTACTTTAAGCGCCCACTCAACGCATTGCTGAGAGATCAACCCATTGATGACGCGATGATGCAGTCTGCTGTTGAGGCATTGAAACCGTTCTTTGGCGCGGACATCGCGTTCTCCAACATCATGGAAATATATAAGAACGAAAAAGTTAGTGGCGGTGCTGTATACAATGAGTCTGACACTCCCATCGGGCAACTTGGGTCAATTAGCTACCACCTTGGAAAGGGGCTTGGTCCCTCAGTACTCAGCAACATTGAACGGGGCTTCAAGTCTTGGGACGGTCAGCGTAATGCCGCTGGGCGGGTGTATAGGGTTGAAGATGAAGTAGCGGCTTTGGCTGGATTCCGGGTCAGCACGTTTGATCCAAAAATCTCTTTGCACTTCCGTGCGTTTGACTTCAATCAAAGTAAGCGAGATGCAACAAGACTGCTCACCAGCACTTTCAGAGACGCAAACGAAGTATCGGACTCAGAGCTAATAGATGCCTTTGAGCGATCATCGACAGCCCGTAGAGAGGCGTTTGAGAAGATGCAGAAGATTGTATCGGCTGCTCGAAGCTCTGGGTTAAATCGGCTTCAGATCATTCAGATCCTGCGTAGCAATGGAGTAACCAAAACAGACGCTGAAGCTTTGGAAAGTGGTGATGCTGCTCAGTGGAACCTATCTGACTCAACGCTCAAGAACAGCGTAAACAAGGCTGATCTGCTTTTTGGTGACTCTACTGGTAGAGAGTATGAAAGACGGTGGCAAATTATTCAGAGGCTGCTTCAAGAAGAAAACGAACAATGACCCGAAAGAAACTAGAGGAAAGGAGTCGATATGAAGATTTTGACCTGGACCATGATGGCACTGTCAGTGATGTGGAAATCGACCGTGGAAATCGTTTACTTGACCTGGAGCTCGCTGAGGAGAAGAGCCACGCGCAGCGGCGAATGGCTACGTGTGCGATTGTCGCGATTGTGGCGTTTACTGCAGCAATTGTATCGCCGTTGGTGAGCGATTCTCGCGTGAACGCTCTGAGTGATCTCATGGGGCTGTTCTACATTAGTATGGCAGGGATAGTAGGAGCCTACATGGGCGTCTCAGCGTGGATGTCGAAGCGCTGATAATGGCTTTCGCCCTGATCGTAGTGGTCGATGGGCAGAGGCTAGAAGACACCTGGTTGTTTAAAGATATTACTCGCTGCCAATATTTTGCAGAACGGATTGAAAAAAAAGAGCTGAGGATCACAGCTTACTGTTTACCTAACTGGACACCGCAAGGAAGCAAATTCAATGACTGAATTATGTTTGGATTTGGAACCGAAATCGTTGTCATCAAGGGCGTCCTCGACAGCTTGTCGGCGCTCAATTCTGCCTTCGCAACCATAAAAGAATCCGGCGGGAATGCTGGTAGCCTCGTTGGATTGCTCACTCGGTATGCTTCAGTAGAGGAAGAGATTAGGCGAGTCGAGGAGGAAAAGGCGGGTGTTCTGAGTGTAGCCGATGCTGCCCGTCTCCAGATTGCCAGAAGACAATCAGAGACATTCGCAAAAAACCTAAAGAATGCCCTGCTCGTCTCAGGACAGGCGGATCAGTGGAACCAAATATGCCAACGCATAGAGGATTCGAAAGAGGCGCATCGCAAGCGCGTAGAAATGCTGAAGCGAAAAAGAGCGCGACGGAGAAAGGCAATCCGAGAAGCGTGCCTAATTGTAGGCTCGGGTATCACCATGATGTTTCTTGCCATTGGGCTCGTGTGGCTTGGCGTCACAATATATAAGGAGTAAGAATGAGTAGCAGAGATCCACGTCTAGAACGTGCAGGGGTCACCGGCTACAACAAACCGAAACGCACTCCCAATCATCCGACAAAGTCACATGTCGTAGTGGCAAAGGTCGGAGACGAGATCAAGACCATTCGGTTTGGTCAGCAAGGCGTGAAGGGTGCTGGCAAAAACCCAAAGACCGCGAAAGAGAAAGCGAGAAAACGCTCATACTACGCTCGGCATAATGCCCAAGATCCTAATCCTTCAAAGCTTTCGGCACGCTATTGGTCACATAAAGTGAAGTGGTCATAGCAATCTAGAGGATCACAACCTTGCATTCTAAATTTGCAATGTATAACAATGACTTACAATCATTTAATGCAAATCGACATCTTTAGAAAAAGTATGCTGGGTTGTCTAACAGTTTGATATTACTAAATGTATTAAAGGAGCTTACGACCTTGCCAAGGTCGGGGTCGCGAGTTCGAATCTCGTTTCCCGCTCCAAATCCTTTTAAATCAACAACTTAACTTTCTGCGGTTTGCAACCAATTGGTTGAGATCACTACCTTGTTAAGATACTTCGATCACTACCTAACGCCTTTTTTCCAAGGTCGTGAACCAAAATGGTTTTTAAGGTCGTGATCCTTGATCAAAAACAGTTCTAAAGTTGTGATCCTTCCTCTAGCAAATTAGTTATGTTGTTCGCTGCTTCCCGGCGCTCTGGACTGGTCACATGTGCGTACCGGTCCATCGACTTAGGGCTTTCCCATCCCCCTAATTGTTGCAGCACCCTATCGTCCGTTCCGGCACGTTTGTGCCAAGTAGCAAACGTATGTCGCAGAGAGTGGAACCGCATGCCGGGTGGTAACCCAGCTCGCTTTCTCGCAGCTCTCCAACTTCTACTCGTCACTTGCGCCAAAGGCTTACCGAGGCTTTTCTTTTGACCCGTCGTTTGAGCGAATAAATGCTCAACCGGGGGCAACCATGAAAATTTTTCTTCAAGTTCCCGGATGCCTTTCAACCGACGAGTGACAATTTCTTTCGACTCATCGACTAAAGGCACCTCGTTCAACTTGTCGTTTTTGCCCGCCCAGCCAGGAATTAAAACGTATTCCAAATTCCTGTCTATCCAGTCCAGCCGCATCAGATTGACGTTGCTTTTTCTCAGTCCGTGTAGAAGGGAGAACAGGGCAATGTCTCGTCTAAGGGGGTCCAATTGAGCTTCGAGCGCCTTCCACGCCCACGGCTCATAAAACTCAACCCTCGGAGTCTCCTTCAACAACTTCACTTTCGGTACGTACTCCACGCAGTGCAGCACATCTCGACCATAGTGCATCACTGCACGGTAGTAGGTGACATAGGTGTTGAAGGTCGCATTCGCAATATCCTTCTTCCTCACGTTCCGGAAAAATCGATTGACATCTGTATCTTCGATCTCATGCACCCAGCGATGACCAAATTCAACGCAAAGTTCATTGATACGACGATTAGCTGTGGCGCTCTTCTTTCTCCCATATTTTTCTGATGGCTGACTGAGGTAATCCTCTGCCAGGTCAGAAAATCTCATTTCGTTTTTTCTCATATAAGATCTCCGTGATAACTGTCACAGAAACCCAGCTCTGTAACTTTAAATAAATGCGGTAGTGAACTCAATTGGGCGCATGTCAAACATTTATGGGGACGCCACTTCATTGAATCTATTTCTCAGGAGCCAGGGTTAAGGAACCTGGCGACCCTGACGCTACCGCTCGCCTGAGCCAAATATCCCCAAATACGAGTCCCCGTTTTGACGCTTACGGTGGGGTGACCGCGTGCGAATGCCGCATTCGGGAGCGACATTGGCGATGTATCGGGTTCGGAGCAGCAACAGGTGTGACCGATACACCAGCGTCAGGATCAGTGTGTTTCGATAGCGACCTCGTCTGTCGTCTCGACGAGATCATGCAGACCCTCAGTCTGGCTCGGCTCTGGCAACAACTTCTTCGTTTGCCGCCCTAGATGATCACTTCCGATTTGAGCAAGCCGTATCAGGCTGCTGAGCATCTGGATAGCACCATCGCCCTGCTGGATTGTGCTTAAATTATTAATGATGTCTTGGCTGAGATCCTCGACGTAATAGGTATTGCCCTCGATAGTAATTGTCTGACGTTCAGTCATTTCTTCCTCGCATCGTCTCGTATTAATTGGTAAGACCGTGGACCTTCAATATTGAACCGCCCTTGGGGAACTCTTCTTTTTGGTGCTGGGTCTCCGCGACCACACACTTCACAGAACGGCTCGGTGTCGACGTACTGTTCTTTTATATCGACTAAGGTCAGCTCAACGTCTCGTTCGAGCTGCAGCACAGAATCGGCTCCGACCTCGCGCATCACCGCCTCGACCACTCCACTGTCGGTCTCGATATTGACGACCGCTGACCGCGTTTTATTCGTGGAGTAAAAACGTCTGAACCAGATCCTATGATCGAAGGTATTTTCCAGATCGTCACCGTCGAGGTCATAGCCCCCGTATAGGACTTGTCCTGCTGACCGCGTGATTCGTAGTCCCAAAAATTACCCCCTAGAACGGTATGTCATCATCAATCTGTGACTGTTTTGGAGAGTCCCACTTTTTCTCCTCGTTCGGCTTTTGCCATAGGCGGATACCCATCTGCTCTTTTCCGCCCTTTGACTTTCCCTCAGTAATGTAAATCTTAAAATCGGTTTCCTGCCCATCGATTTCGACCAACAGATCCCCGGACCACTGGCTAATTAATTCAGCTTTTCCGGCGCGGTCCTTTTCGTTGTACCAACTGTATTCTGATAGGCGCTCGTGATCTTTCTGCTTGTCCTCTTTGGAAGTACGCCAGACTTTTCCGGTGTTGGGCTTTTGCTGGTATTCGCTCATTGCTGCTCCTTATTGCGTTTGATAGAAATCTGTCTTCGATTATTTTTGCGCCTAAAATTTTCCATTGACTCACCGGACGCCAGGATGGCTTCCTCGCCACCGAGGTGTTCAGCCACCTGTTTCCAGTCGATAGGCGGTGTCTTTTCGACGACCTCTACGGTCCAGTGATTGTTGGTAATCGTGCGGTTGTAGCGATCTGCTAAGATGTTTTTCAGCTTGTCGCAGTCTTTCTTGAGCGCGGCAATTTCGTCTGTGGTATCGGCAATACCGTTTTCCAAAAAACTGATCCGACGCTGCGCTGTGTCGAGCGCGTCTAGGTCGTCATCGTTGTTAACGAATTTCGGGTCTGGTCTTAGCGGTGCAATGTGAGCTGCGCGGAGTTCTGCATCCTGAAACTCGTTTTGGATGTGGTTGTGCCAAGCATGGAACAGGTCGATTCTGCGTATCGATTTCACCTGGGGATTAGGCAAAAACTTTCCTGAGACCTCTTCTTCGAGCCAACCGGATTGACGCTCGACACGATCTATATGGAAATTGTCAGGCGAGATGTAACACAGGAAGTCCATCCATTCGAGGTCAAACACTTCCATAACGCCTCGTATCTGCCACAAGTACATGCGCTTGTTTTCGTCGAAGACCGAATAGGTCTTGTCGGTGTTGTGTGGACCTTTAACTTCTATACCGCCAATTAAAGTGACGAGCCCGTCAGGCGAACCACGATAAAAGGAATAATCAGGATGGGCTACAGATCCGGTGGTCTCTACCACTAAGCCCGTAAGTTTTTCGTAAAACGCAATAGCTTCGTATTCCACACTGCGTCCGTGTTTCACGGCGGCAGTTTCGACGAATTCGCTTGGAACATTTTCGTCGGTTAGCGTGTTAGCAAGTGCCCGGACCTGCTCTCGAACTGCCTGTTTTGGCGTCTGGTACGGGTGTACTCGCTCCCAGACAGCACAGTTAGAGCAGTTGATCGATTGCGCTCGAACCGCATGCCATTCATCAGAGCCTTGAACGTGGGCGCTCATCCTTTCGCCTCTTCGAAATCGATGAGGTATTGAGCATGGATTGCTTTCAAGTCCGCTTCGGTGTCTGTCCGCTGGAGCGCTGCAAGGTGTTTCTTAAATTTGCTCCACTTACCAGCTGCTGCTTGCTTAGTCTTCGCCTGAAGCATTTCTTCGCGGTGCCGCTCGTAAATGGACATCAGGGATTCGTCAACCGGATCCACGGGATCTGGATCCACCGCGTCCAATTCTTCCGCTGGGATTTCACTCCACATGTGCTGGAACAAACCAAACTCAGCCATCGCTTTGACGCGGCAACGCTGCTTCGCGGTATTAATTTGGTTGGAGTCTGGGTTGACCTGAGCCTTGCCGGTCTTTTGGTAAACCGGAAGGGTGGTGACGTGTGAGTGTTCACCAATGGTAATTTGGCAGCGCACCTCAGCGGTGCCGTCTGGAAAAAAATGGGCTGATCGCCCTTTCTCATCGAGCAGGAATTCCCAAGTGTATTCGGGGAAGTGCTTCATCATGGTGGCATGAGCTGCCATCCATTTGACGTAAGTGATCCCTCCGAATTTCTCGGTCGCTATCTTGTCGTCTGACAGCTTTGAGAGGGTTTCCCAGATTTGGGATCGGGTGACATCCATCGACAGAACTCCATGTTGTCTGCCAAGCGTATCACCCGTTAGATGCTTTATGCAATCATTTAATGCTTTTTAGCATCTATTTATTTTTATCTCGTTGAATGAGTCTGAATCGCTGCACAAAGATGAGATCGAGCGGTGGGGCTCGCAGGGCTGCAATGCAAACTGGTGGATAGCCAGTTCGAACTTCGGAAGCCTCATACCTGCCAGGCTGCATTACTTGTGACAGTAAATCTGAAATCGGCTTGTGCCCCGCTGGTGTATTGGCTGCGTTGACGGCGACTATCTCTTCGACCGTTTTGCCGCGAACATCGGTACACCACATCTCGTCCTTCCAGTACCGAGGATCTGGCTTCTGCAGCCTACCGTCGTACCAGTGCTTGAATAATTCTCGATACCACTCTTTGTTTTGTGCGACAGCATACTGTTTCCGGTAGCGACTGGAGTGACATGTGAATACACAGATTTTTCCATACCGTTCTGTTTCCGTCGTCCACGCGAGCAAGTCATACGGACAGCCTTTCACCCGCATCGATTTGGAGTACACCGTCCCGGAATCACCGTTACGGTCTATTTTTTGCCGCATTCCGACGAATGCGTCAATGATGATTTGTGGGTAAAATTTTTCAGCGGGGACAAACGGGACTACGTTTGCATTCTCCGTATTTGTCTCGCTTCGAAGCGAATCTTCTAAATACTCTTTGCCGTCTCGGCAATAATATAAAAGTTTGTCTTGGTCGTAGGAAAATACAGCGAAAGTGCTATCGA